GCGCACCGGCATCGACTGGGACAACTTCTTCCGCCTCGCGGGAATGCGGGCGGTGTACACCATGCAAGACTGCTTCATGGAATCGGCGATCTCCGCGGCATCCTACCGCGGCTACAAAACCGAGACTCTCTGCAATGGCGATGGCACCAGCGTGATGCTGATCAAGCGGGAGCGGGAGACCGACATCATTTTGACCGATCTCATGGCACTGCCAGAGAAGCAACTCCGGGCGGTCTACAACGCGGCGATCGAAGCCGGACTGATCAAGCCATACGAAGGAGGTATCAAGTGACCATCTGGCCCGAAATGGAACAAGGGAGCGAAGATTGGTTCCGCGCCCGCAAAGGCAGGCTCACGGCATCGCAGATGGCCAAGGTAATCACTCCGACCGGCAAGCTATCATCGCAATGGGAAAAGCTCGCGATCCGCCTCGCTGGCGAATGCGTAAAGCCGAACGAGATCCCAGCCTTCCTCGGTAACATCCACACCGATCGCGGCCATGAGCTGGAGCCGGTCGCGCGTGAGTGGTTTGCCGAGTGGTCGGGCCTCGATGTCCGCGCCGTTGGATTTGTGACCAAGGACGACAACCCGGTGCTCGGCTGCTCGCCTGACGCGCTGATCTACAAAGGCAAGAACCCAGTCTGCGGTGTCGAAATCAAGTGTCCGCTGATCGAAAACCACGCGCTCTACCATTACGAAGGCGGAGTACCGGAGCAGTACCGGGCGCAAGTCCATGGCTCGATGGTTGTGACCGGCCTGCGCGAGTGGTGGTTCGTTTCATACAACGAAGGCACAGAGCCATTCACCCACCTTCAAACATGGGACGAGTACACCGACAAGGTGGCTGAGGCGCTCGACGAGTTCGTGACGAAGTACGCGCCGATCCGCTCGGAGGTTTTGCACAAATTAACCAAGAAACAAAATGCACCAAGAAGAAGAAAGTCAGTGGCATGATTACGACGACTACCCAACCGAAAGAAGAGCATCATTCAGTTGCACCATGTGCGGCAGTTGGGATTGGCCAAGCACTACATCAAGCTGCCCGCTCTGCCGGGGAGACGAGGAAGGAGACGAGGATGAGTGACACACCAGGAAAAGGATGCATGTGTCATGCCCACAGCGAATCAGAATGTGGATGCGATGTGGATTGGACACCAAGAGAGGTCTATGAGCTACGCGCACAACGCGACAGGCTGGCGGAGGCTATTAAGAGGTATATTGCGGAGGATTATACCTTGGTTGCACTACAGAGAACCCTCGCCGCCGTGGAAGGAGGGAGCGATGAAATATCGAATAGTTAAAAAACCAAATATTTGGACCCGTAGTGAAGTTTATTATCCCGAGTTCCGTTGGAATTGGTGGCCTTTTTGGTTCAGGTTCGACAATAGTGTAGGGTATCAACTCCATTTCAAGCGCGAGACAGATGCTGAAAACTTTATAAATGGGGCAACAAACAAAACTGGGGAAGGAGGGAGCCATGAGTAATCTTCAACACTCCATCTGGACTCTGCGCCAATTTAACTTATGGCGAAGAGCTGATGAGGACATGGATCAACCAGACCCACGGGAAGTCGGTCAGGCAATCGACGCTGCGATTGAGTCCATGGAGGAACTAAACGAATGGAAAACGCTCACGAGTTGGGGCGGTACTCCAGAAATAATCAACGATTTCATCAAGGGGCAGCAATCCCGAATTTACGCAGCTCAAGAAGCTGAAGAACAACGCGACAGGCTGGCGGAGGCTTTGCGGGAGCTGTGTGAAACACTGCTGAATGACAAACCCCGCGACATCACCGAATTGCTAAACAAAGCAGGAGAAGCCCTCGCCGCCGTGAAAGGAGGTCAGTCGTGAGCGCAGGTAAAGGCGACACCCCACGCCCGGTGGATGGCGATGCCTACCGCGACAATTACGAAGCCGCGTTTCGCAAGGCCAAGTGGCCGCACGACGACAATCCGTTCATGTCGCCGGACCACGACAACGACTCATCGGTCTATGACGAGGCCGTTTCGCGCGTCTATGAGGAGCGCAACAATATGGTCACCGTTATGTGTGATACACACTGCGAGGCCCGCGCGCTGAAGTCGAAGCTCGAACAATACCGGCGACACACCGACACCATCATCACGCTGCTGGAGATCGTCGAAGAAACCGAGGAAGGGCGGCAATTCTCGCCGAACTACATCCGATCCTGCCGGTCATTCGACCTTCATAAAATCGGCGAGGCAATCACCCATATCAAATTGCTCAACGATGAAACCTAAACGCACACCCAAGAGCATCACGCTCGGACTCATCATCGCCTACTTCACCGCCGTGAACTGGATACGCAAAACCATCCGCAAATGATCGAATTCTTCCTCCCAATGATTCCGCCGACAGCGACCAGTCAGACCAAGCGATTGGTCATGGTCGCAGGCAAGCCGAGGTTCTTCCCGAAGAAGGAACACGCCAAGGCTGAGGCCGATCTCATGACGCTCATCAAGCCCAACGCCCCGACCGAACCGCTCGACGGCCCGATCCTGCTACAAGTCGATTTTACATTCCCCTGGCGCAAGACCGAAGGAAAACGCCGGAAGGAATGGGGCAAGATCCCGAACGACAAGCGCCCCGATGCCGACAACCTCGTCAAGCTCGTCGGCGATGTTCTCACAAAGGCCAACTTCTACGCCGATGACGGACAGGTCGCTGACCTCCGAGTCGCGAAATACTGGGGCGACGAACCCGGCATCAAGATTTCCATCTCACCCATACCAACACCATGATTCAGACTATAAGAAAAAGAAAACATAAGGTAGAAATGAATAGATATGGAAGCCCTTGGGAAATTCGAGAATGCCCAAAGACTTTAGCCATCGATACATCGCATGGAACTATAATGCACATCTCAGATGATCTTAAGGAATACGCTGATTTGATCCGATCCGCTCCAGAGATATTGGAGGCATTAGAGGTCATTGAAACTATAGCAAGCCCGCCACATCATGAAAACGCATTAGAATCAATCCTAGGGATAGCAAGGAGAGCTATCGGATCAGCATCATCAAATTTTTGAGAAAACAAACATACCAACCCCATGAACACATGAAACCGAAAACATACCGAGTCCTCAGCGAAGCCGTCGAGAACGGCATCAAATACGGATGGCACCGAGCCCACAAGCACGACGACGAGCCGGATCAAATCGAACTCCAAGGTGCTGTTCACAATGCTATCATGTTTGAGATCAGCGAATACTTCGACTTCGAGGACGATGTCCCGACCCTGCACTGAAAACCTTTGGTGAATGGCGGCGGCGTCGCGACACGGATGACTGGTTTGGGTAGGATTTTCCAGCCGCCAGCACATCGAGGTCGGGAGGGGATGGTGGAGAAGCACGAAGCCACCCCGCAACCTTGGAAACCCGGACGCCGAAAAGATGTGGCCACATCGTCCCGCCATTCACCATTCAACATTCACCCCTAGAAACAACAACATGACAAAACGATACGACGCAGTCGCCACCATCGGCGAATACACGAACAAGCAAGGCGAAAAGAAAAAGCGATACCTCACCGTTGGAGCGGTGATGGAAGGCACCGACGGGCGCATGGCGCTCAAGCTCGATGCTCTACCGACTAATCCCGAGTGGAGCGGCTGGATCGCTTTCTACGAGCCGAAGCAGCAGGATGGTGCATACCAGCAACGCCCAGCACCACAGCAAAGCGGCCCGAGCCGTCAAGCGATGGCACCGGTGATCAGCGACGAAGACGACGACATTCCATTCTGATCCCAATGAACTGGCTGAACTTAAGCATTCAAACGCTGGACTCGGAGAACTTCCTCGGAAGCGATCCGACCCAGCGGGCCACATGGCTCTGCCTGCTGCGTTACTGCATCGGGCAAGAGAATGGTGGCACAATCACCGCCTGCGCTGGCTGGGCCGACCGCAAGTGGCAACAGCTCGTCCGGGTCACAAAGGATGAGGTTATTCAGACCTGCGACCTCTGGCAATGGGATGGGGAGACACTGATCGTCTGGGGCTATCCGATCGAGAAAGAGGGAGAGGTGCAACAGCTCAGGGAGCTTGGAAAATTACGCACCCCTGCAAAGCAAGCAGCGGCAAAAAACAATGGGAAGCTCGGTGGTCGCCCACCCAAAACCCAACAGGAAACCCAACAGGAAACCCAACGAGAAACCCAACGAGAAACCCAACGAGAAACCCAACATAAACCCAACGAAAAACCCATAGAAAGGAAAGAGAAGGAGAATAGAAAGGAAATAGAATCTCTCCCCCCTACCCCCCAAAGCGAAGCGAGCGAGAGCGCGGAGGATTTTTATGCCGAGAACATGCCCACCGCAAATGCCCAATCGATGCTCGAACTCGAAAAGCGCGTCAGATCGCTCAGGAGCGGCTGGGAGTTGCCTTTGGCATACACGGAGCAAAAACTTCTTTCGGAGGCGTCACGGTGCCTTTCTGAGCTAACAACGGCCCAATGGCAAACGATGAAGGATTACCTTTACGCCAAGATCCCGCAAGGTGTTCCAGCATGGCAACCTCGAAGCCGGACAAAGTTTCTCGAAAACCCATCCGATGTTTGGACTCACGCCTCCGCTTGGAGGAAGAAACAAGAGGCATCACGCCCACCACCAAACACGATCCCGATGCCGGTCTCATCGAGGCCAATCATCAGCCGCGAGGAACTCGCCGAGGTCTTTGGCGATCCTATCAAAAAACAGAAAATGTGAAAATAGGATGAAACCTTTTGCGGATTACAAACGAACCCCACAAATGGGATGTGAATGCTGCACGAAAATCAAGCGAGCTACACGCCCGACATGGCCGCCCTCATCGATACCGAGGAGGAGATCATCGCGGACGACCTCAGCGTCAGCCTATTCACCGCCCGCAAAATCATCAAGATGCGGGAGGATGCGGTCATCCGAAACCAGTCGCTCATGCTCGCCCGAGTCATCGGCCTGCTGCTTCAGTCCAACAATCTCCCAGCCACCATTCACGCCCTCGCCCTGGCATCCGGCCTCGACCAACTCAACGGCAAGAAATCCCAGGCTGAGATCGCCCGAGAGCTTGGCGTCACCCGCGCGTTGATCAGTCACTATGTCGTCGGCATCCGCGACATCCTGAGCGGCAAGGATTCCAACTTCGACTGCACCAAGTACCGCAAAGCGAACTCAACCCGCGAGACCTACAAAGCGAAAGCAACCGACCCGTTTACCAAAGCTAAGGCCGCAGCCCGCGCCCGGCTCACATCCACAAAGTAGAAACCACACATGAACATCATCGACACCAACATGCTCGGCCTCAAGGAGCTGAGCATCCCGACCGATACCACCCAGTCCCAATGGGAGGAGATCCACCGCAGCCTGCTGGTCTGCAAGAAGTCCGCAGCCAAGTGGCTCAGCCAGTCCCGTTCGTTCGCCTCCGATCGCTGGGGCGTCGACTATGTGGCAGAGACCGAAGTGCAGCTCGAGCTTGGCCTCGGCCTACCCGAACCGGTGAAGCCCGAGCCACTCAACCCATCCGACAAGTCGAAGGCGATCGTCACCATCGAAGGCGTCCATCAGTCATTCGTTCTCTGGCAGCGGAAGATGAGCGGCGAGGTCGAGACATGGGACGACGACCGACTCAAACGAGCGTTGGATCTTCTCGAACCGATGGAGCAACAAGCGAAACGCATCCGCGAACTTCTCGGGAAATGAAAACGATCGACCGGAAAAATTTAGGGAGTCTCCTACGCGCGAGCGCTCATTTGGTGTTGGGCCACTCTCGTCAGTCGTCCGAGAGTTGCATAATGCACAATCGTTGCAATAAGCCATGGGCATAACTGAGCTAGGCCAAGCCCTAGGGATCGACAAATCGGTCGTCTCGAGGCTTGTGAAGAAAGGAATGCCCACGCATTCGGTCGAGGCCGCGCAGTCATGGCGGGAAACGAATGCCAAGCCCCGCGCCAAGAGGGGACAGGCCGGAACCACGCCGCCGCCTCCCAAGGCCACGAAGACCCAGTCGGTTGCTCAATCTGTCCAACCTACGGTCACGCTGCCGAAGATCGAGGCCCAAGCGCATGACGCGCCCGAGCCTGACGACGATGACAACACCCCGCGCCAGTCGCTTCGCCGGGCGAGGTTGGCGGAGAAGGTCGGCTACAACGAGCTTGTGCTCTGCAAACGGAACGGCGGATCGATCGAGGACATCCGCAAGGCGAACTCGATTTACATCGCGGCCAGAAACAACCGCCACAAAGCCGAGCGCGACTTCAAGGAATGGCAACGCGCGGAGGGGATTCTGCTCTACTTCGACGAGGCCAAAGAGATCGCCGGTCGACCGCATGTGGCCGCCAAACAAATGTTGGAAGTGATGCCGAAAAGCCTCGCGCCTCGCTTGTTCGGCCAACCGCAAAAGGCCATCGAGGCCGCGCTTTCCGAGTGGTGTGATTCTCTGACTGAAGTCATTCGCAAAACCCTATGACCCCCGCCGCCGAAGCCCTGCGCGAGCACATCCGCTCGATCTACGCGCCGATCGATCGCCGGTCTGTGGTGGATTGGTGCTCGGATGAGGTGATCCTCTCTGAGCGTCAGACCCAAATGCCTGGAGCTTTTTCCGTAAGCATGACGCCCTACCTGCGCGAACCGCTCGAGTGCTTCGGCGACATCGATGTCACGGATGTCGTGCTCGTCTTCGGAACCCAGACCGGCAAGACGACCATGATCCAAGCAGGGACTGCATGGCGGATCTGCAACAAGCCGCAGCCGATGGTGTGGGTCATGCCGACCGAAGGCCTCGCCCGATCATTTTCCGAAACGCGCTGGATGACGCTCTTCGATGACAGTGCCACCCTCTCGGCACAAAAGCCCGCCGATCGCCACCGGTTCAAAACCCTCGAGCAACACTTCAGCCGATGCTCGCTCGTCTTTGTCGGGTCCAACTCACCGGCCAACCTTGCCAGCCGCCCCGCCGGTCTGCTCTTGCTCGATGAGGTCGACAAGTTCGCGACCGAGACCGACAAGGAAACCAGCGCGCTGCACCTTGCCGAGAACCGAACGAAGAGTTTCGTCGGCGCCCTCCGCGTCAAGACCTCGACACCGACCACGCCCGAGGGGCCGATCTGGAAAGAGTATCTCAAAGGCACGCAGGAAAAATTCATGCTGCCATGCCCGCATTGCGCGGAACGCATCGAGCTACTCTGGGAGCAAGTGAAGTGGGATCGCGAGGCCAAGGCCGACGGCAAGTGGAACATGGCGCAGGTCGAAGAGTCCGCGCGCTACGAATGCCAACACTGCAAAGGTTCGATCAACGACGGGCAGAAAATGGAAATGCTCCAGCAGGGGAAATGGCAATGCACCAATGAGTCCGCGCAAAAAGGCTTCCGATCATTCCACCTCAATTCACTCTACGCACCATGGCGGTCATGCACTTTCGGCGCGCTGGCGGTGAAGTTCCTGCGCGACTCGGAAACCCTCAACGGTCTGCAAGATTTCACCAACTCCACTATGGCCCTGCCGTGGGAGCAGGTCGAGACCAGCATCGGCGATGCCAAGATCCTCGGCCTTTCCGGCAGCTACGAAGTCGGCACCTGCCCGATCGACGAGCCCGCGCATGTCGTCACCTGCGCCGATGTCGGCCAGGAGAAACAGCACTGGGTCACCACCGCCTTCGCTGCCGATGGATCAAGCTATGTCTTGGACTACGGCACCACTCTATCAGTCGAAGACCTTCTCCGCGATCCGCCACTCCGCTCCTATGCTACACCGAACGGCGGTATCGTTAAGCCCGAGTGCGGCTTGATCGACTCCGGCTTTGCGACCTTCCGCGTCTATGCCACCTGCCAAGAGTCGGGCGGATTCTTCCACCCGGCAAAGGGCGCGAATGTCACCTTCGGCACGCGGATCAGCCGCACCACGATCGACAACTTCCCCGGCGTCGTGCTCTACACCTATGTCGACCACGCGATCAAGACCGAGCTTTTCATTGACCGGATCAAAGATCAAAAGCCCGAGCTCAAGATCCCGAAGAAGGTCACCACCGAGTTCATCGCCGGACTGAGCGGGCAAAAGCTCGTCCCGCGCAAGACGCCATCCGGCCAAGTCTATGTTTGGAAGGATGTCCGAGATGATCACTTTATGGATGCACTCAAACTCTGCCACATCGCGTGGCACATTTTGAAAAACGCCTGATCGGACTGCATAGCATTTCGGAAACCCACCACCCACCACGCGGAAACGCCGGTGGGTTTTTTTATGCCATTTTGACACCCGCCCGTCGGCGTGAGCGAATCCATGAAAATCAGCGGCGTGAAGTCCTACCTCCGCCGGACCAAGACAAACGAAGAGCTCGAGGCCTTGGCCGACACTGTTTTTTCCAGCGCTACCGAGGAAGTCGTCATCACCAGCATCGGCACCGAGGGCTCAAGCTCGTCGGGGCAGGTGAGTTTCCCGAAGTGGCTGCTACTCCAAGCGATTGAGGAATTACTCACCGACGGAGGCCGTGAGCGTCAGCTTGCCTCGATCGTCGACCGCTCGCGCTACTCGTCGCCGCTTTGATTTTGACACCCCGAAATCAATCGTGAGCGAAATCAAAAAATCAAATCGTGGCGGCAAGCGCGCCGGAGCTGGACGCCCAAAGAAAAACGCCACGCCCAAGGCCGCCGCTTTTGAAGCTGCCGAGCATTCAATCAATCGCGGCCTCGTCATTCTCAACACCGTCGAACCCCGCCGCGAGCTCCCCGCGCAGACTCGCCTCGAGCTACTGAAAAAAGCCCGCTGGCTTTACAACAATGTCGGCGTCGCCGCCTACCTCATCGAGCACCTTGCCCAGCGTGCCGTCGGCACCGGCATCGTCCCGAAGGCTCGCACCGCGAACGCCGAGTGGAACCGCATGGCCGAGCGCGCGTTCGAGGATCGCGCCTGCGCCGAGGCATGGGCATTCGACGCATCCTCACAGGTCAACTTCTACGGCGCGCAAAGCCTTATCCTTCGGCAAGTCGCCTGCGATGGTGACTTCTTCGCGCAGTTCCTCACCACCCAGACCGGCGGCGCACGCGTCCGCTTCATCGGCGGCGAGGCTGTCGGCTCGACTGCCGATTCATCCGACCGCTCATTCGATGGCGTGCTGCTCGACCAGTTCGGTGCACCCATATCCTACCGCGTTATTACCGACCGCGCGAATGGCAAGTACACCGATGTGCCAGCGCAGGACATGCTGCACTTCAGGCACATCCGCCGGGCAGGCTACCCACGCGGCGCATCATGGCTGCACAACGCAGCGATCAACCTGCAAGACCTTTCGGAGATTCTCTCCTACACCAAGGGCGCATTCAAAGCAGGCGCGCAGATCGGCTTTTCGATCACCAGCAACGAAGCGGCCAAGATCGGCCTCGGCGCAAAAATCACCACCAGCGAAGGCGAAGACCTAAGCACCGAGCGCCTCTACAACGGCACCTTGATCCCCAAGCTCAAGCCGGGCGAGTCGATCCAGTCATTCAAGAACGAACACCCAGGGCAATCGTTCGAACCATTCGTGCGGTATGTCATTTCCGAAGTCGCGCGCGGCATCGGCCTGCCGCCGGAAGCCTTGATGATCTTCGTCGGCGCGAGTGGCACCGAGTTCCGCGGTCTGCTCGAAGTCGCGCAGAATTTCCTCGAGCGTTTGCAACAAATGCTGGTTGACCAATTCTGCCGACCGTTTTGGAAATTCTGGATCTATCAGGAAATCCAAGCCGGTCGCCTGCCATACCCCGGCGACGATTGGTGGAGGTGCGAGTTCATCCCGCCGAAGAAGATCACGGTCGACAATGGCCGCGATGGCCGCCTGTACAGCGACTTGATGGACAAGGGCTACATGAGCTGGGAGCGCTACTGCAACCTCCACGGCCTCGATGCCGAAGCCGAGGAGGACGACATCCTGCAAACCTACCTCCGCCGCAAAGCGAAGTGCGATCAACTCGGGCTCGAGGTTGGCGAGGTTTTCCCAAGCCAAGGCACCGTCTGAAATTTTGACACGCCCGCTGCGGCGTGAAGACCTGGTATGCCCTATCTGCCCGCGCTGAAGTTCGCCAAACCGAAATCTCCATCTTCGACGAGATTGGTTATTACGGCGTCTCGGCCAAGCAGTTCATCGGCGACCTCAAGCGCGTCCCTGCCGATCACGAGATCGTTCTTAAAATCCACAGCCCCGGCGGCGAAGTCTTCGATGGCAATGCGATCTTCAACGCGCTCAAGCGTCACCCCGGCGGCGTCACCGTCCAGATCGAAGGTCTAGCCGCCTCGATGGCCACCGTCATCAGCCTCGCCGGTGCGCCGGTGAAGATGGCGGCAAATGGCTTTTACATGATCCACAACCCGTGGGGCGTCGCGATGGGCGATGCCGACGAGATGCGCGATCAAGCCGCACTCCTCGAGAAGATCCGCGAAGGCATGATCGCCGCCTACGCATCGAAGAGCGGTCAAGAGCCAGAGCAGATCGCCGCGTGGATGGATGCCGAGACATGGTTCTCCGCCGAAGAAGCGCAGGCCGCTGGCTTCGTCGATGAAGTCACCGACTCACTCGCGATCGCTGCCAGCGCCAACAAGTTCTCACGCCTTGGAAAGTTCCGCAACGCACCTTCCGATTTGACAGCGCGGTCCGTGGATATGGACCCACAACTCGAAGCCGCTGCCGAGATCGACCAAGAGGTCGTGATCGAAGCCACCGAAGAGCAGGCCGCTGAAGAGCAGGCCGCTGAAGTCACTCCTTCCGCATCTCTCGCAGAGATCATCGAAGCTGCCCCCGAAGCTACCGAAGAAGAAGTTCAAGAAGAAGAAGCACCTGCGCCGGAAGTGCCGGTCGCATCCGTGCCACAGGCTGAAGCGATCTTCGCCAAGTACAACGCCGTGCTCGCCCGCGCTGAAAAAGCCGAGAGCGATCTGAACGCAGTCAAAGCCGAGCTCGATGCCGAGCGCAGCGCACTCGCGAGCCTCGAGCGTTCGCTTGGCCTCGCCGCCGCACGCGTCGTGCCGGTGATCGAAAATTCCGCGCCAGAAGCGAGCGACCCAGTCGCCGAGTACCTCGCCGCCGTTGAGGCAGGCGACCGCAAATCCGCCGCCGCGCTCTTCGAGTCGCACAAGGCAGCGATATGGAAACACCGCGCATCCCTTTCGAAGGCGTGAGCCGGAGAGAACCACGAAACCAACCCCAAACACACCCCCGCAATGCCTAACACATTCGACTCCTCCCTCGTTGCCGATTCCATCGCGCAACAAGCACAAACGGTTCTCAGCAACCGTCTCGCCGCCCTTAACCTTTTCGCCACCGACTTCTCGTCCGATGTCAAGAAGGCCAAGGACACTGTTCAAGTCCCGATCGTTTCCGCGACCGGCGCGACTGTTGTCAACCCGACCAACTTTGAGCCCGGCGGCAGCGCCACCGTGGGCAAAGCCACCGTCACCCTCGACCACATCTTCCAACCCTTCGCAATCACTGCGGCTGAGTTGGCAAACGGCCACCGCCTTGAGCGCTTGATCCAAATCTCGCTCGACGCCCTCGCCGACAAGATCTGGGCGCTTGCCACCACTCCGGTTACTGTTGCCAACTTCGGCGCAGCCGCTGTGACGAAGGCTGCCACCGGCATCACCGCCACCTCTGGCGATCTGCCAAAGGTCTGGGCCGCGATCAGCAAGAGCGCCCGCAAAGGCCTCGTCGTGTCACCCACGATCTACTCGCAGTTGATCCCCACGAGCACGACCTCCATCAACCTCGGCGCCGGTGCTTACGGCTTCGACAACGGTGTCCACTACGCCTCGAGCTTCGGTGGTGAAACCAACATGATCGGTTTCGGCTGCTCGCCAGAAGCCCTTGTGATGGCCGCCGCAGCTCCTGCGATCGACGACGCAGTGCGCGCTCAGTTCGCCGTCAGCGATGTTGTCACCCTCGACCAACTCGGTCTCTCGGTGCAATACAATGTCTGGGGCTCGACCGCCAACCGTCAGGTCAATGCTTCGCTCGAGCTCATGTTCGGCGCAGCCAAAGGCCTCACCGACGGCACCATGGCGATCATCAAGTCCGCATAAGGTTCGGATTCTCATCGGTAGCGTTCAACTCCCCATCGGCCAAGCGTCGGTGGGGAGTTCTTCTTTTGACATGCACGCGCATTCAGAATGACCCCTGCCGCGATCAACGCCTTCCGCCTCAAATCGGCGGCAGTACAAAACGAGGCACATGGCGTCACGGTCCGTTTCCGCAATGCCGACATCAAGGTGGTGATTTCCACCGTGCGGCTTTCGCTCTCGCTCGAGCTTGGCGGCAATGCCCAGGGCGGTGAGTACACCGTGCGTTTTCTCGGTTCCACCCTCACCACCGCACCCACACGCGGCGAGCAACTCACCTTCGGTGGCCGCAAGTACACCATCACCGAGGTCCGAGATGCCATCAGCACGCCGGGCGAGCATGTCGTGACGATTCACCCTGGCTCAATTTCCAACCTATGAACCTTTTGATTGAGCAATCCGTGCGCGACTGGCTCGCCGACCTCGAGGCCTTCGAAGGCATCGCCATTCATTGCGGCCAGAGTGACGAAGAAATCCCCAACGATGCGCCGCTCATCATGGTCGCCTGCGAGGACATCAACGCACCGGCACCCACGCTCTACATCGCCACCGTGCGGCTGATCGTCAGCACGCCCTCAGTCATGGCCGACGCTCTCACCGATCACCGCAACCTTGTCGCGAGCCTACGCGGCACCCTCAACGACGCCGAGGCCATGGCAGGCTTTTTTCCCGAAGGTATCAACTGCGCCGGTGCATCCATCAACACATGGAATGAGTCGCAGAGCAATGACCGCTGGATGTCGCAAGTGAACCTCACACTAGGCATGGTGGAGAGTTAAGCGCGCAACGCGATTTGACACGCGGGCAGTGGGAGACCCCCACAATACCATGCCCGCCACCATCTACAAAGCATCGTCCGTCTCTTCCGTGGAGTTCGGCATCACCAACGAGACCGGCATCTTGCTCAGCTCGTTTTCCCGCAATGTCACCGCCAACAAGTCCGAGCTTCGCGACGCGGAAGGTGAAGTTGTCGCCGTCGCCATCACCGGCAAGCAAGCCGAGATCACCCTCGAAGGCACGCTCAATGGCAGCGCGACGATGCAAGTCGGCAACCTCCTCACGCTGTCCAACGACATCGACAAGTACGGCCTCGCAGACGGCACCGTGATCGTCAACTCGGTGCAGGAGAAGTCTGCCGCCGGTGAGTTCAAGACCATCTCGGTCAGCGCCACTCAGTACGGCGCAACCATGGACGACTAAGCGCCCCGCGCCTCTACCCGCCGACGGCTCCCCGGCTAATGGGAGCCAATTTTTTTACACATTATGGACCACACAGAACTATTCCACACTAGCAACCTCAAGCTCGCTGCGACGCTCGCCACCCTTGGCTTTGATCCGCACGAAGCACCCGTCACGCGACAAGTCCGCAGCGACGGCAACGAGACCACCATCTTCTGGTTCAAGGCTTCACACCCGCACAACGGAGAGAGCGCCTTCGATGTTTTCCAGAAGTTCACCAAGCGTGCCGAGTTTTTCGCCGAGAGCGATCCCGAGCACCCGATCAACTACATGCGCGCGGTCCTTCAAAACCGCGACGAGTTCATCGATCTGATCCGCAACACGCCGCGCGATGTCGTCATCGAGCGCAATGGCCGGCGGATCGCGATCCGCGAAACCGCCTCGGAAGAGACGAAGAAGAAGTTCGCTGCGCTGCTCTGATCTCCAACCCCCACACATATATGAAAAAAGACACGAAAATTGAACTAGTAAAAGATGACGAAGTCCTGCGCGAGCAGGGCATGAC